CTGAGCCCAGCCACGTCTGCTCGGGGCGGGTGTGCGGGTCCTCGAGAGTCCGCCCAGGTCTGGGAGGACCGACCGCTTACGTCTGGGAGGACCAACCGCCCAGCTCTGGGAGGATCGACCGCCCGAGTCTGGGAGGACCGACCGCCCGAGTCTGGGAGGACCGACTGCCCACGTCTGGGGCGACAACACAACGATTGCGTCCGAGATACATATTGCTTTTCTGACATCCCCCGTCTAGACAGACTAGGCGCCGGGTGTGTCCAACAGTCGCAGATGGTTTCTTCACGAGAACATACGTTACAGGACGATGCTGAGACTACGTCTGAGGAAGACCCAGACACCGTGGCAGACGACACGGGTTCTGCGTCTGTCCGTAACACCGAGCGAGACACACCTGTGGGCGCCGACAGTGGCGTTGCGTCGCCCCCCACGGACGAGCGGGCGCCCGACACACACGCGCCAAGTGATGCGAACGACAGTACTCATGGCCGGGAGACAGTCACGCCTCGTGAGGCATACGGGGACACTCAGTCTGGGGGCACCGGGCCTGGTGTGCGCGAACAAGAGTCAGCACCCAAAACGGCTGTGGACTCGCACATCGATACCGGCGTCGGTTCGACAGCACTGACTGCAACCGAGGGGTGGGTCCAAACGCATAGTCGAGAGCCACAAAACGATGGTCGGTCACCGACACGCACGTACTTCGACCCGAACGACGTCGCCGGTCGGTATCCGGGTGGACAACGCCATCGTGACCCGAGCGAGCGCCGGTCCTGGCAAACACTGGCGCAGTGGCAAGATGGGGTCCAATCAGACATCTCTCGAGGCGCACAAAACTGGTGGGCCGACAAAAAGCGCTGGGTGGATATGTTTGCTGACCAGATGGGCGCGACTGAGTACCACGCCGATCGCTGTCACGACATCCTCGAAGACCTTGACGTGAGTGCATATCAACCCGACCGAATCCCGGCCGAGTTGATCATCGTCGGCATCCTCTCGTTGTTGATCGATCACGATATCAGCGACCCCGATAACTTTGACAACCGAGCGCTCAAGCGGGGGCGAACGGAAGCGCTACTTAACGATCTCGACGTCGACGTCTCTGCGTACGAATCAGTGCGCTCAAAGCTTCGGCAACGCGATGGCGACGTTATCTTCGGCGACTGAGCGCTTTGTCCACGCCGACACAGCATCGTCTGGTCAGAGATACAGGCCAGCGTTCTGACAGTAGTGTGGGTATCACTTTCCTGACATGCCCCGTTGTGTCCGGCGGGTGTTGGGGTGGTGTCGGTATCTGCCGGGCGTGACCAGACCGGGGCAAGGGTGTGCGTGGAACTGAGTGGCGTGGCGGGGTATTCGTTCGAAGGCAGACTGTGTATAAAGTGACGGCAGCGACTACTGACATCATGACAGGAGCCGATACTCCTGTCGCACCGGCGTACGCCAGTATCCACGCCTGCCCGTCTGTCTGTCCCCACCTATCGCTGGCTCTCTCCCCACCTCGCTGTGTGCACGCACCATTGTGCGTTCGCACACATCTTTCGTCGGTTAGGACAGACGCTTTGTTGTGGGGGACAGTTTAGAGTCAGTAAAAGAAATCAGTCGCATTTCGCATGGTATCTGACAGACCACTGCCCGACCGTTGTGGCGCACGCGTCACGGACAAAGTCGGCCTCGAGGTACAGCTCGACACCGACAGGATGCGCCCAACAGCCAGCGCCACTGGGACCGACGGTAACGCCAACGGCGACGATGACGCCGACGAGGCAGTGGCAGATGCAACGCGTGTCGCGTCTCTGACCGACGATGATATCGCAGCGGTCAGACTCCACGCGCCAGATTCGGCAACGACAATCGACGGTCCCCCGAACTACAAATCTATCCGTGAGTACCTCTGGGATGACTACGAGCTCACACACGGTGCCATCCCAGCCGGGGGCCCGGTGCGCGAGGAACTCACTGCAACCGACGACGGCGCGCTCAGTATCGTCGACGACCTAGGCGCGCCCTCGATGCAGACAGGTGACGTGGTCGATGCCGACGCAGACACCCACGTGTGGGTCGAGCTTGCGGAGCATGTCGAGAAAGTGACAAACGCTCGCTCTGAGTTGCAGGGCTTTTGTGAGCGCTACCCGATGAACGACCCCGACACCGAGCGGTGTTACAATCACAAAGGTGGTGGCGCCCCAGAAGGCAACACCAACGCGATGACCCACGGGCTGTATGCGCAACGAACCAATTTCTACCAGTCACTCGACGAGAGTGACCAGGAGTTCGTCGAGGCGATGGCTGACTCGTGGATCAAACAAGCGCCATTTGATCGCGACAATATTGGGAAGGTCGATCAAGTATACCGCATTGCCATCGACCAGCTGCGCGCCTGGTCGGGTGTTGATGAGTTTGTCGAGGGGTCGACTCCGCAGGGACTCGTCACCGACCAGGAGGTGTTCGATGGCGAAGAGGTACATGAGGTCACGCAAGAACACCCAGCGAATCTGCCGTACTCGCGACTCGATAACGATATCCAGTCGAAGCTGAAGGATCTCGGTATCTACGGCGATGATCCCGAGTCAAAGCAAGCCGACGCGACGGAGTCACTCGCACAGATGCTGAGTGGAAGTTCAGATAACTAGCGGGTTGTCGCACACACGCCAGCTGTAGGTCCACACTGTTGGTAGTTCACCACCAACACCGCGTCGTGGAGTTACAGCTGGCGTGCGATATCTATGTACAACGCAACGTTCGAGCGGTTCTCATCCGCCTACGATCATATCGACGTCATGGTCGAACCGAGCGCTGACGATCAGGCCCGCATCAGTCGGCCGTTTATCGAAGACATCTGGTACTGGATGGACGGTGTGACACCGTCTGAGGACATGAATCGCGTGTATCTTCGGACAGCAGACTCAAATGGGCACGTTACCGCTGATCTCAGTTTTGACGTCGACCTAGAAACGTTGCGTGCGCCCGAACACGTGCTCCGGCAACTTGGCATTCGAGAGGCGCCATCGCAGGAACTCCTGTGGCTCGCTCGTCCGGGGCACAGCGAGCAGCTCGAGCGCTTCTACGTCTAACGGGGGCGGGTTGCGTGCAGATATTCACGCGCAGTATTTGTATTGGATTCTTGACATTCACGGTCTGAGAGGAATTGGGAATGGGTCTGACGCCAGCACACGTGCTTTTGGCTCGCATTGGCGTTGCTGTTACTGCTATCATCAGTGCCTGGTGGTTTCCGTGGCACGTCGAGATTGCACAAGCAACTGGGGGGCTTGAGTGCGGAGACTACGGATTGTTGACGTTCGGGTTTGGGCTGCACATCCAGGGGTGTACGATGTTTCACCTCACAATGTACGGCATGCAGACGGCCGTGGTTGCGCTTGCAGTGTGGTTTCTGTATGATACGGCCACGCAAGCGAGCGCATAACCGGCGCGCTCGCTGAGCACGCACTGGACGTTACTGTCGCAATGGCGCAAAATCTTCTTGTCACAATCGGTGAAGAGTACCTTCTCACCGAACAGGTTGATGGTGTGACACTCCGCATTGGCCTCTACAATGACAACACGGATAATGTTGGTGAGGCAGACAACTACTCTGCCATCGGAACTGAGCCACCGAACAGTGCGTACGACACAGTTGACGTTACGTTCAGCGCTTCCAAACTCACTGAGAACTGGGGCATCTCAAATGACAGCGAAATCAGCTACGACTTTTCGGACACAACTGATGATACTGTCGAAGTAGACACCGCGTTCATCCTAGCAAACTTCCAGTCTGATGAAGCTGGGTCAACATCGTGGCATCTTATCGCAAATCCAGCGCTCACACAGACCCGTAAGATCGGATCAATTGATACGCTATCGATCAGTCCTGGCGACCTCAAGCTGAAGCTCGAGTAACACCTACGCCTGTGTGTTCAGTTCACACACCCTTTTTATAGTCGTTACAAATGTCTCCAACACCACCAACAACTGACAACCACGCGCTTCCACTCATCCCACACGTTGGCGACGCAAACGCCAGCGACTACACAGACCAGTGGGGGGCAATTCTCAACGACAGTGGGTGGAGTGTCCTCGACAAGCGCTTGATTGCCCGTGATACAGAAAGCAACCGGACCAACTACACACCGTACCAGAATGCACTTTTCCGGGCAACAGACAGTGGTGCGTGGTACGTCGGTGACGGCTCCACCTGGACGCTTGCTAACAGTACCGTTAGTGCACTCACAGCTGACAATGCCTCACTTGGCTCGGCTTCACTTAGTGGATCACTAACTACCGATAGTGGAACGACAATTTGGGACAGCAGCAACGCACATGTCCCACTCGCCCAGCTCGAGGCTGACTCTATTACTGTCGCTGGGAATAATATCTCGCTTGGTGGATCGAGTACACTTGCACACGGTGATCTGACAAACATTTCGAGTTCCGATCACCACGAGTGGCCGGTCTCCAACAGTAATCTCGTCAACAATGCTATCTCCATTGCTGGTACAAGTGTCTCACTTGGCGGATCGGTCAGTCTGGGCCACAGTGACCTGACCAACGAGTCTATCTCGGCGTCCGATCATCACGAGTGGCCCATTACCAACAGTAATCTTAACAACAGCACGGTAACGGTTGCCGGACACACTGTCTCGCTTGGTGGGTCGACAACAATCGCGCATGGTGATTTGACAACCATCTCGAACTCAGACCACCACGAGTGGCCGGTCTCCAACAGTAACCTTTCGAATAGCTCGATCACAGTTGCTGGCACAAACGTCGCACTTGGTGGATCGGTCAGTCTTGGCCACGGTGATCTGACCAGTACGTCAATTTCCGCGTCGAACCATCACGAGTGGCCCGTCAGCAATAGCAATCTCTCGAACAGCTCAGTGACTGTCGGTGGTAACACCGTGTCTCTTGGCGGGTCAACGAGCATTGATCACGCCGACCTGAGCAGTATTGGTGCCAACGATCACCACACAGCTCACGAGCACCCAGGCGATCAGGCTGCGACCAGTAACATCAATGTCAATGGAAATGGTATAACTAACGTCGCCACAATCAACGGGACCTACGCAAAACACGACTTTACTGGGTCAACGTACAATATTGATCTCGTTGATTCGACTGCTGATGCTCGCTTCCGGAACACTGCCAACAACACGATCATCTGGTTCCGTGAGAGCCGGAACGTTGAGATTCCCGCAGGATCGCTTTCGATTCAAGGTGAAACTGCAGCAACACAGACGTGGGTTGGCGATCAGGTCACAACGGCTGCAACCTCACTGAGTGACCTCGACACACAGGTGTCGATAAACAGCAGCGACATCAGCTCGTTGCAATCAGACAAACTAGACAGTTCAAACTACAATCCAGAGTCAGATACACACGATAAGTACGAAGACTCAGCTGCTATCTCAGCAGTCGAGACTACTGATCTCGCAGGTATTTCGTTCACAGACGGGAACGGAACGACGTACGGAAGAGATGGTGACTTCTCTATCACGTACGACAACAGCGGAGATGCACTCGTTGTCCGCGATGAATCGAATGGTGTTGACTTGATCAGGCAGCCGAAGGCAGGTCCAACAACGTTTGTTCAAGGGATTGACGCTGGACCGATTGCAGCACCAGCAGACAGTTACTCACAGCTCGCAAACGAGATCGTCACCGATTCGTTAGCCAGTGGTGATCAGGTTGGCTACACCTTTGCGCTCGATAATCAAACAGCACTCGCTATTGAAGGCGAAGCTGATGGGTCTGGTGGAACACAAAACGAAGTAACACGGATTCCCAACAGTACGCTTGAGGTCGGTGGAAACAGTGGAGGCGACGTCGAGATTAGTGGTGAACTCACGGAGAACGCATCACTATGAGTGTGAGCCTCCAGCGAGGACTTGTTGGACACTGGACGATGGATTCCACAGATGCACAAAACAGAGTTATCACCGACAGTAGTGCATACGGTACTCACGGGACAATCATTGGGTCGCCGGAATTTACTGACTCTACGACCAACACAGGACTACAGTTTTCCGGAGACGGAGAACGAATTGAGCTTGGAACAATACCGGATGCTCAGTTCCAAAGTGGTGACTCATTTACAGTCTGCTTCTGGGTTCGGGGTGATGGCCAACCGAGCGACTATCCAATGGCCATTTCACCAGAGTCAGTTGGGTCAACTAATGCAATCTGGAGTTTTCTACAAAACAACAGCTCTGGCTCGTGGAGCGGAACTGTCTCCTTCCGAGTACAAGATGGCGGTAGCAGATACGATCTCACAACATCGCTCTCGAAGGGTGAACTCGCCCACTACTGTTGTGGTGTCAATACTGACACGAGCACTGTATTCGTGTATAAGAACGGTGTTGAATCACAAACAACGTCTGGCGAGTTGAACCCAAACTCAGCGTACCCCGGTGATTGGACAATTGGTGCTGGTAATTCATCACCTGAGTACCAATGGAATGGTAACATTAACGATGTCCGCATCTACAACCGGGCGCTTTCACAGACGGAGATCCAACTGCTCGCAAACCAACGGTCGCGACGCAGGTGGAGTGTTTCACACTCAACTGACGATCTGCGTACTGGCGGACAGACAACACGGGTTATTGAACACTCAACATACAGTGGAAAAGATGTCACTGTTGAACGCGATCGGTACGGAGATTGGATACTTGTCCTAAACTACGAGCACGCTGGTGGGACAAACCCCAACGTTGGTCCTGGATCAACATTCCCCCAGCTCCCAAACGGGCTCTCAAATCTTGCTGCAATCAATGCACGTGGATCAAACGGGGAGCTGCGTCACGTTGATAATATCACCCAATATGGGATCGACACTGTCGACGCTGTTCGGCTCGAAGCTGTCACAGAGAACCACACCAGGAAAATCCACTACTTCACTGAGAATAAGACTGTCATTGACTCGATTGTCCCTGACTCCACGAAAGTCAGCTATACCGACATCACGAGTCAGGTCACGAAGTACGATGACCACACTGCAAATCTCCCCGATTCGGCGGGATCCGACACGGGTGAAAATAGCGAGGATCACATCTTCGGGCCTGACTTCCCGATGTACAACGCGAGCACCCACCACTGGGCCGTTGCCGGTTTCGGTAATCGGTGGGAGGTCGACGACTATCCGAACGACAACGGAAGTGGGTATCAGTACAACACCGTCCACCGCGTGTGGGTCAGAATTAGTGGTGGAATTGAGCTCTCATAGACGCCCACACTGTCCACGTAAGTTTGTCGCAATCGCGCAATAATTCATATGTCACGAGACGCTGAAACGGTTCTCACCGAGGCAACATCACGCCAAGAGCGAGTCGCCGACATTCTTAGAGACGGAGCTGACTGGTTTCACGATCACGAGGGCAAATTGTTTGAACGGAGTGAAGCGCTTGATACACTCACAGACGAGCTCGACTGTTCTCGCCGAACAGCCGGCGCTGTCCTCGCTGAACTGACTGGCGATACCGTCGACCCGATCGTCCAAATTCGCTCCGACGAAGCACAGTATTACGGCATCGTTGAGTACGTCGAGTTCGACGATGCGTATGGGTACATCGAGTACGACGACATTACTGGTGAGCATAAGAGAGTCGTCTGTGCGCAATGTGTTCACGACGTTGACGTCGACACCGCCGTCGCACACGCCACGGCAGGGGATCCAAGCGGACAGTTCGGTGACCAGCCCAACGCTGACTACGACGAACTCCACCAGGCCGTCCGTGAACACTACACCGCTGCGCACCGAACAACTCCCGATACCGTCGAAACAGGCGCCAATCTTGCAAGTGACACTACCATTGGTGGCAACAAGAGCTGGCACGCCGGCAACGACGGGAGCAACTCCGGGCTCAACGCAGATACACTGGATGGGAACGATAGTAGTCACTTCCTGGCGTCCGCAGACTATAATCCAGAGTCAGACACACACGTTAAAACAACGAGCGCCTCGGAACTAACAGATGTCTCGGCTGACTCCGCCTCCGACGCGCACCACAGTCGATATGCAGACAGTGAAGCTGTCAGTGCTGTTGAGTCAGCTTCTTCGGTATCATTGACAGGTGATCTTTCTATTAGTGGCGGATTAACAACGGGTCAACCAGTTACGCATTCCACAGACATAACAAGTGAGTTTACGGTTCCCAGTGGAGAGGGAATTGTACTTGCTGGTCCGATCAGCGGTGAATCAAATATCACTGGGAGCGGAAACGTTGCTGTCGTGGACCCTGACAGCGATTCAATCACAACTGAGTCTGATGTGTTGAATGCTGTCAATACAGATAGTACACACAGCGCAGATGCATACCACTCACACACAGACCTTGTAGACATTTCTAGCGACGCGCACCACACGAAGACCACGAGTGCATCTGCGTTGACGGACGTGTCTGCTGACTCAGTCTCTGACGCGCACCACAGTCGGTACACTGACAGTGAAGCGCAATCAGCAGCAGATGGCTCCATTGATGCAGAAAGCGTTGATGGGTACGATATTCAGAAAAACGGAACCGATGGGCAGGGGATTATTAATTTCAAGACATAACTATGGGAACTATTGATGGAGCAAGCTGGTCTGATGTTACAATTGATGACGAGTCGGTGCAAGAGATAACTGTTGATGGAAGCGTGGTTTGGAGAAGTACCATTGACGCTACTGGTGGCACTACTGTCATTGACCGTACTATTAATGGGACTGATTACCGCATTCACGCATTTGAAAATGTGGGTTCTGACACCTTTAGTGTAAACTCTGCTCCGACTAATGCTACTGTTGATGTATTAGTGGTTGGTGGTGGCGGTGGGGGTGGTGGTCGCCATGGTGCTGGTGCTGGTGCAGGCGGTCTAATTTACAAGAACAATTATTCTGTTACTGAAGAAGATTATTCATTGCATGTAGGTGGTGGCGGAGCTGGGGGAGCAGGAACGGGCAATAGTGGTACTAAAGGGAATGATAGTAGTTTTGATGGATTAACTGCATTGGGTGGCGGTGCTGGTCACGGTGCAGATAGTAGTAGCGGAAATCAAGATGGTGGTTCTGGTGGAGGAACTAATTCTTATTCAGGAAATATAATTGGTCAATCTTTGCAACCTTCATCCTCATCTGGTGGATTTGGAAATGATGGTGGAGATACCACATACGGCTCAAATTCTCCGTATAACCACGCTGGCGGTGGAGGAGCAGGTCAAGTTGGAGGAGATGGGACTACCAATTCTCCTGGACATGGTGGAGACGGTCTTTATTATGGCGATACATTTTCTGATAGTTTCGGTGAAAATGGTTACTTTGCTGGTGGGGGTGGTGGTGGCTCTCACGGACCGCCAGATAATCCAAGTTCAGGAGAATTTGACAATGATGGAGGAATTGGTGGTGGTGGTAACGGTGGAAATGGAACATACGACACCAATACTGACTCGGGTGGCACAGGAGACGATGGAGACGATGGTATTGCAAACACTGGCGGTGGTGGTGGAGGTGGTTCAACTAATAGTGGAAGCGGTGGTGGGGGAGGTGACGGTGGTTCAGGAATCGTCCTCATTAGGTATGAGATATAGTACTTAGATTACTTATATATGCCATTCAACATTAGTCCCGACATAATTCAGAACGATGATGTAAAGATAGACACAAACAGCGACGGGTATCTTGAAATAACGAATGTTTCTACGGGCTCATCAATAGTTGTCGATGAAAACATTACTGTCTCTCAGATCGAGTCAGCAAGCTCTGCATCCGACCTGACAGACGTATCAGCAGACTCAGTGTCCGATGCACATCACTCGAAGACCTCCAGTGCATCGGAGTTGACGGACGTTTCGGCGGACTCAGTGTCAGATGCACATCACAGTCGATACAGTGATAGTGAGGCTCGCTCGGCCGTCGACAGTGACGTTGACAACGCAGCCAACTCTGTCGCTAGTCTTGACGATGCAGTTGCAGGCAAACTCGATAGCTCGAACTATACACCGGTCACTGATGTCGACGCAGAAGTAGACGCAGCTGCAACGTCGGTTGCAAGTCTCGACGACCAGGTATCTACAAACACCACCAACATCGGTGATCTGCAAAGCAACAAGCTCAACAGTTCGAGCTATACGCCTGTCATCGACATCAACGACGAGGCGACGCTGAGTGTCGATATCGGCGGTAATGCAGACTCTGTAGACGGATACGACATTCAGGTCAATGGCGACGATGCAAGCGGTGTTATCAATCTAAAGACTCAATAATGCCATCAGTTGAGTACAATGACTCCGATCTTGTTACAGACGTAGAGGTGCGTGAATACAGAGATCCCGAAACGGGCGAATCCATCACCCGTGAAGCCGAAACACCGAAACACCCATTCGCGGTTTTTGGGGCTGAAATATAATGGTCCAAGAAACTTATAACTATACAGGCTCGAAGGAAACAGTAAACCTCACAGGTGTAGACGAACTTACCGTCGAAGAAATGTACGCTGGTTCGGCGGGTAATCGTTTTGGCGGTGGTAATGCATGGGCGGGTGGATATGTTGGAGGATATACATTCGACGTATCAGGGACAGATACATTAGGAATTTGGGTGGGTGAACACGGTGGAAGTACCGAAGGAGACGGTGCAGGTGGTTGGGGCAAAAACAATGGCGGTGATGGTGGCGTAGACGGATTTGAATTCTACTACGGTGCAGGGGGTGGAGGTTCGACAGAGTTATGGATTGATGGTGGCGCTACGATGTTAGCAGCAGCTGATGGAGGCGGTGGAGATTGTATTACTTTTGATAGCACTAATGGCCTCGATCAAGACGGCGGTGGTGGTGGTGGCGGGAGAGGCGGTTTAGGTGGTGATGGTAGATATAATGATGGTGAAGATGGTCAAGGAACTGGTTATGGTGGGGACGGTGGCGGAGAAGGACTAGAAGATACTGATCAGAATGGGTTTGGAGAAGTTGGAGGCCAAGAGGTTAATTCTGGTCTTGTTATCACATCGGGCACGACGACTACAGGGGGTGGCGCCGGCGGAACGACGAATGGGGATGATACCTCACCTTCAAACGGTAAGGTCGTTATTGAATATATTGAACCTAACAATCCCCCCGCGTTCACCGCAGGTTCCGAATCCCCAGCTAACGGTACATCGGACGTCTCACTTGTTCCCACGCTCTCCATCGACGTGACGGACGCCGATGGCGACACGATGGACGTGACCTTCTACGACGCGAGCAACGACTCACAAATCGGCTCAACCCAAACGGGCGTAGCAGATGGCGGGACCGCGAGCGTCACTTGGAGTGGTCGGGACTGGAACACGACGTACTCGTGGTACGCCGTCGCGGATGACGGTTCAGCCACGACCACCTCCTCAACGTTCTCGTTCACGACTACCGATGGCGTCCCACAGAATGTACAGATTACGGATGACACCGTCGGGGGCGAATTGACTATCGACTGGGATCCTGTGTCTGACGCGACGGGCTACTACGTCTACCGAGCTGAGGCGAGCGGGTCCGCAAAGTCGGATTACACGCAGATCGTAGACGTATCAAATCCTCCGTACGTCGATCAGAACCTCGAAGACGGCGAGCGATACTACTACCGCGTTTCCGCGTACAATTGAACTAATTTTGCATGGGCGAATCTGAGCTTTCTGCTGAAGTATCTGGTGTCACTCCACTTCAAGCACCATCAGACAGTACTGTCACATTCATCGATCCCAACCCCACCATTGAATGGACAAACAATGACAGTAGCAGTGATGGGGGAATCCGAATTGACGTCTCGACTGACGGTGGGAGTACTTACAATGAGCTCGCCAGCGGACTAGCACCCAACACAAGCACGTACACACATACAAGCTCGTCATACGGTAACACATATACGTACCGTGTTGTCCGCATAACAGATCACGCAACCGCAACGAGCGGTACAGCAACAATCCAAACTGCGCTTCCGATCACCGTTGACGGGGTGCAGGTGATTGATATCACGGTTGACGGCAACTCTGTAACTGGCCTCACAATCGACGGCACGACGATCTTCTAATCACACATGAATTGGTTCGACACAAACTGGAGCTACCGGAAAGAAGTCACCATCGATTACACACACGTCGACGGTGAGCTCACAGACTTTCCGGTTGTTATCCATACCGGTAGCGACAGCGATCTCGCAGCCAACACACAATCATCAGGCGACGATCTCCTGTTCACGGCTGCCGATGGAACGACCCAATTGAGCCACGAGATCGAGTCGTACGACAGCAGCACAGGGGAGCTGTGGGTACACGTTAAACTCCCATCGGTATCGAGTAGCTCCGATACAACGCTGTATCTGTACTACGGCAACAGCACTGCCTCCGATCAACAAGCACCGGCTGACGTCTGGACAAACGGTTACGCAGGCGTCTGGCACCTCAATGAAGACAGTGAACCAATTACAGACTCGACAGCGAACGGGCTTGATGGAACGCGTGCTGATGATTCACAGCCCGTGGCAACACAGATTTCGAACGGACAGCGTTTCGATGCTGACGGTAGTGACAGTATTATTGTTCCTGATGACCCAGCGCTCAATATTACTGAAGAACTAACGCTGTCGTTCTGGGCACAGAACAAAGGCGCAAGTGGTGGAAAGAACAAATACCCGCGTATTGTTGGGAAAGAGCAAACGCAAACGGATAACGGTGGCTACGGAATATTTGTCGAAGATAGCGGGTCAAACAACACTGTCGGACTCAGAACCGGAAACGCTGACGACGTACGAGTCGGAAAAACAGTTACGTACGACGACGCCCCACACTTGTTCACTGCAACGTACGTCAATGGTGGCACATCGAAGTTCTTCTTTGATGGAGAACAAACCAACACCGAGTCATACAACAAGAGTATTCCGATTACAAATGAGCCGTTGACAATTGGTTCAGGGAAAGACGTTACAGACAGTAACGATCCACGGCCGTTCAACGGACTTGTTGACGAAGTCCGCATTTCATCGACACCACGATCAAATGAGTGGGTTAGCACAACATATCAGAACCAACAGAATCCCCAATCATTCCACGCACTTGGGAATGAAACTGAGGTACCGACCCAAACAACGAGCACACCACCCGGACAATACGGTGCTGATACGTATGGACAATCTGTCTATGGTGGGGCCATTACAGTTACCGAGTCCGGACAGATAACGGCGAGTTCGTCTGCGTCGGGGAGAGTACAAACGACAGCGACAACAGTCAGTACGCTCACACAACAGACAGCGACGACGTCACAACCGACCGCTAGCGGTCAGACCCAGCTGACTCAGGCTGCATCAGCACTCACAGCTGCTACCACAAAAGGAAACTCACGCGCATCACCAACACAGACAACAGTCGGTACAGCAACTGCGACTGACGCCGGGCAAGCTGTATACACTCCCAAAACACAGCCAGACGCATTCCCTGATACACCAACTGCATACTATGCGCTTGATAACGTGGCCACGGGTACTGTGACAGACGCAAGTGGAAATGGACACACAGGCGTCGCAAGTGAGTCAGTTGTTTCAGCACCAGGTATTGTTGAGAGGGGAGCTAAGTTCACCAGCGATACTGCAGAAATAGACATTGAGTATAACTCCTCCTCGGAAGTTATCTTTGAGGACTGGACTGTGTCTGGCTGGATTAAGCTCACCGACTGGGCATCACAACCGCGCAAGGAGTGGTTGTCAGTATCTGAAGACCAAACCAGTAGTAAACCACTTGATTTTGTACATGAAAATGGACGCATCGTTCATTATAGAGGTGGTGCTGCTGGGTCTGTTCTCTCACACGATGTGAGTTCAGTATCTGGATGGCACCACGTTGCTGTCCGACAACGGCGCCAGGGTGCGTCTACAGTTACCGTTGAACTCTTTTTTGACGGAAATCAAGTTGACACAACTGTCGGAAACTATGAAAATATGCGTCCGTCACTGAAATTCACGCTTGGAAACCTCGTCGACGGGCGCTTTGACTGGGTCGACTTCATCGATGAAGTGAGACTGTATAACCGATATCTGTCTGATGAAGAAATACAGGCACTGTACAGCACGCCAACCGGGATTAAGAATACACCATTAATACAACCAACTGCGGTGACAGCCCAGTCAACAACGCGTGCTACACCAACCGCAACATCTGTCACCGGCATCACAGGCCAGCCGACGCCGACCAGTACAACAACAGCTGGTGAAGCAATACAGACGCTTGGGACAACAAACACACTCGCCGTCACTGCAGATGCCACACTCACTGAGCTCGCTTCACTCACCGAGTCACTTGCAACAACCAGTGGCGCCTCAGCAGTCGTAGCCGGAACCGAAACAGCCACACAGACGACGTCTGCGCTGCTCGACACACAAGCTAGTGGGCGTGGCGCCTTGCAATTACAGTCGCTTACAGCGAGTACAGCACTACCCGCACAACCACGAGCACGCGCGACTGCAACAGGATCCCGCCGTACAAACGCTGTGTTTGACACCGTAAGTACTGGAACAGCACAGAGCTCCGTACGCGTCACACCGAACGCACTGTTCACCGCAACTGGCTCAAGTGCGGGCCAACCAAAACAAATCTCGAAGACTAGCACTGCCTCAGTTGATGTCTTCGAAGAGAACGTTCTGCGCCCGGACATCCAACCGATCTCTGTCACCCACACAACGCCGGGTGCTGGTACAGCAACCATCGCTACTGACGGCGGGACAAAAACAGCCCAGACAATACAGCAAACCACTGGCGCCACCAGCACAGATGTAACGGGGTCCACAAAGAATGTCACGCAGCTCGTCAGCGCTGACACCACAACGTCTACCGAACAACAAACCGCGCGTATCACGCACACAACAACGTCCAGTAGTACCGGACAGCTCACAACAGCGATACTGTCTCAGGCATCCAGTAGTGTGAACACAACAGACACCGCTACTGGAACAACACGCAGTGGCCCAGTCCGAGACATTCAGCTCACGGTTGCATCTGAACTCACACCGGATGCAGTTGCAGCAGACGTGCTCTCACAGCGGGGTGACAGTAACATGCGTGCACCAGCAATCAGCGCTGTCACTGCGACCACCGTTCCGATTTTCAACAGCACACAGCCGGTGTCGACAGATAACAGTCGTGCGGAGTCACAGATCACGGCAGACTCGACTGTCACCGAGATCACGCAAGAGCACAGCACAACAACAGAGCAGCTACAAGCAATCCGCTCGATCAGTGAGCCCACAACGGAAACAGGACTGGCACAAGTCAAACCAAGCACGGGGGAACAGACGCCAACCCAGTTCCCGTCGGACCCACTGGCGTACTACCCACTCGATACTGTTTCGGACGGCACGGTAACAGACGCAAGCGGGAACGGGTTTGATGGAACTCACGAAAGCGGAGTTACAAGCATCGACGGCGTTGGAAGCACGAACGGTGCATTCTATGATGGAACAACAGAGTCAGTTATTGAGGACTACGATGAACTCAATGGCCTCACAGAGATTGCCGTATCTGTCTGGATACAACCAACAGATGGAAGCAAATCCGATCAGACAATCATCGGAACTGCACCAGAGTTCGAACTCATCTTCGACGGCAGCGGAACACGGACACCAAACGAGCGCTCTATCTGGTGGGCAATTGATAATGGAACGGGCGACTGGGCTGTCAATGCACCAACAATGCCACCGCTCGAGCTCAACACGTGGCACCACCTGCTCTTGCAACAATCAACAGCATCTGGCCAAGTTGAGCTATGGGTGGATGGAGAAAAGTACGTCTCTGATGATGCCATCGGTGTTATTAACGATCCAGACGGGCCGTTAAAGATTGGAAGTCGTGGTGGCAAGTCATTCAAAAGATACATCGGCGGTGTTGATGAAGTGCGCATCTACAACCGTGCGCTATCGACAGCAGAGATCCAATCACTCTACGACACCCCCGTGGAGCCAGATGATGAGCCAACGCAAGCCATCTTCGGGACAACGGTAACAACGCAACAACAAACGACAACGCAGGGGCAATCTATAGCAACCCCCACCGTCAATACAGTAGCCAAGACAGCAGCTGCAACACGAGGGTCATCGGTGGAGATAGGACGCACAGTAGCCTCACTAACAAACACCGTATCTGTCACCGCAACCGCAGGGCTTGCCCAGACAACCACACGGTCAACAACGTCTCAGACGGACGCAACAGCACACGTAGCAACACAACAGAGCCTTGAGAAAGCAATCAGCCCGACGCTCTCTGACACAACCCCGGTTGACGAACAACAGACACTCACAGCACTGACAACACACGATCTTACTCCGACCGGAGACGCGCTCAGTGCCGGCACAACGTCAGCGAGAACCACTGTACAAACAACACCGCGCGTGCCAGTGACAACAGAAGTTGCGTTCAAATCCACCATCACACCAACTGCTGACGGAACGGGTGTAGGCACATCACACATCACCAAGACACACCAGGTGGCGTCCAACACGACTGCCACTGGGTCTGGACGCGATCACGCAACTGTTGGAACGAGCGCTACTGTTTCAGAAAGCGATCAAGGGCTTGTTACACCGGCGCCACAAGTACTGCCCACAACGATACAGCAGACAACAGCGAGCTCACTGAGTACCGAACAGTCAGCAGCGATAGTCGGACTCACAACTATTGCAACGATAACAAGCGATGGGACAGTAAACGAGCGACTCACTATCACACGTCCGAAACAACTTACTGCTATTACAGACACAACCGGAATCGTAACGTCCGAGCAGACAACAGCAGGACAACCGTCCGTCACAGACTCAGCCCCGGTTGCTGAACGTCCAAACATACTCCCCATTCCACACACACTCGGTGCGCTCACAACAACAACAACAGGAACGATAACAACGAACCTAATATCGCCGAGCACGCTATTAGCAACAGACACTGCGCCGATCCGTTCGACAACACAACTCGCTCGAACTGCAACGTCTCACGCAACCGATTCTGCACGTACATTCGAGCGCCAGTCAACAGACAGCACAGCAGCACTCACTACAACAGACCACACAGAAGCGACCACACCCGACGCCAGTGCGGTAGCCACATCACCGATACCGCCCACGCAAGAACACACCCGATCCACTGTCACTACAACACAGTCACTCGTACGGGCCGTCAACCTACGCGAACGAGGAACAGGGATCACACAAACATCGACAACCCACCGAGCGCAACCAACAGCAACACCGCATGCGAGAGCGACAACACAATCGACCGTTCGGCAACCAACGATGGTCACAACATCTGCACAGGGGCTGGGAACGATAACAAAAACACAGACACAACCAACCACCCAGACGACCGAAAGTACTACTACCGCACAGTCACAGGCTGACACAACGCTCTCACAGCAACTGACTGCCAGTGGAAACACATACGCAGCGAGCAGTACCACACCATACACAACGACAACGTCACCACGCGCAACAGACACAGCGCCAGTTAGTACAACACCAGATATTCAGATTGCGTCAACAACTAGCATCGACGATCTCGCACCCGGACTTCTCAGGCGCGTCTCGCTTACTGATGTATTAGATACCGCAGTCGGAACAGATGACACGCCACGGCGAAGACCAACGATCATAACTGGTAGTCGAGACGCAGAGTTGACACGCGGTGGAACACGAATAGTAGTGAATGAAAACGAACGGGACGTAATCGTGTTAGACCCGGATCACTGATGCGCCTCGAATAGACACCGTCGCATGGCAAGGGAGATTGACTTTTCAATAAAGCAAGGAGATACATCGCCATCACTAGAAGCCAGGCTCATTCGTGATGGACAATCCATCGATCTTCGAGATGCAACAATCGCGTTTCGGATGGTGAATACGGCCACAGATGATGTTGTTGATGGGATCTGTAGCACCGTTGATGAAGATAGTGGGCTCGTAGCATACATTTGGAACGACGGAGATACAGACACAGCCGGATACTACGAAGGAGAATTTTACGTTGATTACGATATCCCAGAGTCACTATCAAATCTTACTCCCGATGAGACGTTTCCTAGCGGATCATACCTCACAATTCACGTGATGGAGCGAGTCTCAGCGCCGTAACGTGACTCAGAATGCACCACTGCTGTCGCTATGGACATTAGTGACGACAAAGCAGCCCTGCAGTCGTCGCCCTCGTTGTTTGTCAAACAGGTGTTGGGGGTGGAGCCATTCAGTTACCAACAAGACTTCTTAGACGCCGACACGCGCCACCGTGTCGTCTCCTCGGGGCGCCAGGTTGGGAAGTCACGGATGGCAGCCTGGATCGCGTTACACCACGCAATGACCAACGCCCACGAACAGGTACTGATTACCGCCCCAAGCCTGCGCCAGTCGTCGCTCCTCTTCGATACGCTATACTCTGAAATCGAGCAATCCGGGATTACAGATGCAGCCTGGGGCATTGACCGCTCGACACAGACAATCATCGAGTTCGATAACGGAACGGATATTCACTGCGTGCCCACCGGGCGGAACGGGAACAAAATCCGCGGGTATACGTCAGACCTGATTATTGTCGATGAGGCAGCCTTCATTCAGGACTCGATTTTCGAGGAGAGTCTCGAGCCGATGACCTTCGCAACCGGTGGCCGGCTCGTGTTGGCCTCAACCCCGTACGGGATGAGTGGGTACTTTTATCGCAAGTTTAGCACTGCAGATAGCAACAGCTCGTGGTTCAGTCTGCAGGTTGGCTCTAACGCAAACCCGCTCATTGATGACGACGACCTCGAGGAGTTCAAGTCTGGGAAGACAGACGCCCAAATTGCGCGCGAGGTGTACGGTGAGTTCGTCGCCGACGCGGGGCAGTTCTTCCCGGTCGACGATATTCGGCGGTGTATGGACGGGGGGCAGCCGTCACGACACACCGACTATACCGTGTTGGGCGCCGATATTGCTGGGTCCGGGACCGACCGGACTGTGTTCCATGGTGTTGACAGCGAGGGCAACATCTTCCTCAACGATGAGGCGCATGATCAGATGGGCCCGCTCGAAGCTGCCGAGTACATCGGCACGCTCGATCGACAGTACGACTTTGACGTCATCAACGTCGACCGCACGGCGATTGGTGCTGGCACAATCGAGAAGCTGACCGAAGACCGCCAGCTCGAGCGGAAGATCAATCCCGTCTACTTTACGGTCCAAAAGAAACAGCAGATCTACCAACGGCTGAAGGCTGCGTTGCAAGCCGGCTTCTTGCATCTCCCACACGACACAACACTGCGAGCGGAGCTTGAGTCGATGACGTCTGACCAAACGAAAAACGGGAATCTCTCAATCAGCGCCGAGGCTGGTGAGAACGCCAGTGGGCGCGACGACTATGTCGACTCACTGGCGCTCGCTGTGTGGGGCCTGCCTGAGTTTGGCAACGCAAACGATAGCCATATTGACCGTGACCCCCGCCCCGTGTTTGAGTCAGATATCGTGCCGTCCAACGGTCAGTCCACAGCTGTTGTCGGAAACCAGGCGTCACAGTCGGGCCGTCGACAGCGCTCACATACAGCTGTCAATCAACGACATCAGCGACGCACCAGACGCCGTCGGCGATAGCAACCACAACTGTGCGGACAGACACGCGAATTATGTCTGTGAGTAATCTCCGCCGGTTGTCTTCCGCCGTGTGACCCCGTCCGTTCACACTCATACCACGTATTCTTAGACCGGGCGCTTCGTGTGTCCCCAGTGGCGCCTACCTGTATCCGACCGGGCGCCGTGTCTTCTTCAAGGGGGCGCCCTGTTCCCCACAAGGGAGCGCCTATCAGTATTCGACGGGGCGCAGGTTCCCCCACAAGGGAGCGCCCCCGTGTGTATGAAAGAGTCGCCAGTCCGCCTTCGACGGGTCGCCCACTGCCCGAATAATGGCGCAAATTCCCCCTCAACCAGGGCGCCTGGTTCCTCACCCTCTATATGCTGTATGGGACCCCACCTATTTAATTCTTTCGGGGACGCACAGGACTCGTTCTTGGGCGCCGTTGTGACTATTGACTACCCGACATTACGCGAACGCCCGTCCGTGGGGAGTCGGCGCGTTCGTTCGCTACTATGGCTTCTAGTGATCGTGACCTCGAGACGCTTGTTGAATCGCCAGCCGATCGAGAGTCATCCGGATTTCTATCGCGTGCGCGCAACCGCGTGGCATCACTTGTGAGTGCAGAAGATACAGACCCTGACCCTGAAGCCTTCTCACGCTCGGGGACACAGCTGTACTCTGCTGATGCTGACATCACGCGCCCGGATGGGGACATCGAGGCGTACTACGAAGAGTACAAGAACAATCCAATCATCGCAGCCCAAATCGATAACCTTGCACTCGAAGTGTTCGAGCCAGGGTACTGGATAACGGCTGACGACCCTGAGACGGAATCGGAGATCGAAGAGTTTCTTGACAATATCGGTATCCTTGGGTCGAACACACACGTTCCGCTGACTGACTTTGGACGGCATATGATTGTCCAACACCAGGTGCGGGGCACGTTCCAGGCCGAGAAGGTGACTGATGATCGTGACCGGCACGTGGCGTTGAATCCAGTCAACCCCTCGAGTATCGAGATCTACACCAAGCCGGGGACGAACGTGCTGTTGCCACCTGACTACGAGTCGGATGGCAACTCGAGCGCGAACATCAAGATGACCGAAAACGACCGCGTCGCTGCGTTCGTCCAGTTCGACACGCGGTTTTCTCGGTGGAGTAATCGTGACGAGCGTCGGTTCACACGCGAGCAGATGATTCACTGGCCACGCGAGCCAGATATCGGTGAGCAGTTTGGTCACTCTCGCATCGAGACTGTGTTCGAGCGGTCACAGGCCATGCGTGAGAAGCTCCAGGATAACGACCTTGCGATTGCAATGAAGGCGTGGCCCATGGTCATCTTCCAGACGGGGAGCGCCGAGAACCCGTGGACACGCGAGCAGCGTGAAGAGTTCATGGAGAGCTATCGCGAGCAGAACCTTGGGCCCGGAATGTATCAGGCGGTGCCGGGCGATATCGACGTCGAGGAGTTTGCCGGCGAAACGGCTGACATCGAGAGCTCCGTCAACACTGACGTCGATATGATCGTCAGCGGAATGCCGGGGCCGAAACACACGATGGGGTCGTGGGCAAGTGGTGACGAAAATGAGGCTGTTGCGGGCGCATATGAGCGCCAGTTCAAGAAGATCGTGCGATCGATGCGCCGTGACATCGAAAAGCTGCTTCGACCGTACCTCAAAGAGGTTGCGCGGTCGTGGGGGTATGACCCGTCGGGGCTTGAGTTACACATCGGTCGGCCGGAGGGTGAAGTTGCACCTGAGGATATCCAGGGATCGATCATCCGGTATCAAGGCAAGGACGCTGGGTCTGACGGGAGCAGTGGCGAGACACCACAGCCGGGGGAAGTCGTTGACGGCAAGACAGTTATCGATCAACCCAACGTAACAACAGTTGAGGATATCCGTGAAGAGCGTCAAGAGCAACAAGACAGCGAGTCTGACGGGACCAGTGACGATGGGGGTGATGGGCCAGCTGGGCCTTCGGTCCCCGTCGAAAACGGCCGTGTCGTACAGCAAGCGCGACTTGCTCGGCTTGCACACGCCGGCAGTGACGGGCTTCCGGACACTACTGATACTGGTGTCGCAGAGCTATCTGGTGCGCTCGTAGCAACACGTGACGTCGAAGACGACATCGTAGATGTTGTGGCACCGCTGTTTATCGACGTTCGTGACGACACACTTGATGTCGTTGCTGCCCGACACGGACGACACAGTAGCGTCGAACCGGAGATGGTGGCCGATGAGTTCACCGCACAGATCGGCCGTCGACTCCGACACGGCGACGTCGATGCGGTCATCGAAGACGCACTTGACACCGTTCGTGACCGGACTGCAGACCAGCTGCGAGACGAGCTGCGTGGCTCTGCGACAGTGCGACTGAGTCAGACCGCCACCGACAGTCTTGTTCGCAGCCATCGCGAGCTCATCCATAACGACCTGCAATCGTTTGGTGAGGAGTTGGCTGACTCGTTGCGACTCAGTATCCGCGATGTCGAAGCCAGCGACGAGATGGCGGTCGTCCGCGAGCGCGTGGTCAATATGTACGACGACAGTGAGATCAAGCGACGAATCCAGTTGTTTGCTCGGATGGCACTCATCGGGCTGGTGAACAAAATCAAGTACACTGCCTATGAGTACGACGACAGCGTTGTTGGCATCGAAGTGCGGAGCAACTGTAGTGATGCTACAAATGAGTTGACGCGTGCGCTCGCTGGTTGCGATGGTGGTGAGCCAGCTCGCGCCATGTTTGATCGCGACGAGCGGGTTGGGGCACAACTCATCAGCGATGTTACAGTGTCCCCGGAACCCGGCTTCGACCCGCTTCCAGACACACCACCGTTCCACTTTGGAGACACTGCCCAGTACGCACCACTGTTTGAGACTAATGAGTGATACCTCTGTTACCGCCTATATCCCAGTTGCAACGTTAGCCTCAGCGCTTGAGCCCGGAGACTTCGTCGAGTACGACGACGGCATGTATGGGACCGTGAGCGAGGCGTACACCGAGCCCTTCGAGTTCCCTGGTGGGGGCGAACCTGACAGCGATCTTGTCGACGTAGATGCAAGTGAGGACGACCCTGTCTACATTGTAGCCAAACAGGAGGGTGGCTCAGAGCCAATGGCTGCAGATCGGCTCGAACCAGTCGACCGCGAGACGGTGTTTGACGGTGACCCGCCAGATGCGAAAGACGACATCGACAAGGTAGAAGCCGAGATGAGCGACACGCTCGATGCCTACGAGTCGTGTTCGAATCCACACACACTCGCGGGGATCAGTGAACTGCGCCCGTATGATCTGACTGGTCGGAGTGCTGAAGAACTCGTGTCGCCGGCTGATGTGCCTGGCGTAACCCGCGGTGATGTTGGGCAAGCACCGTGGCCTGAATCGTGGCGGGAATCGGAAAAGCCCGCACGCCTGATTGCGCTCGATGCGTGGGCGGATTTTAATGCCAGTCACACCGGGTGTGTTCGCGAGATGAGAGGGCGCATTAGGCGTCCTAACGCATTCTGCGCAGCTTTCAAAGATTCGATCCTGGGTTACGAGACCTGGCGTGAGGGTGGGTGACTTGCGTGGTAGCTGAGCAACACACTTAATTTTGTTCAAACAATGACACTTGAAGAAGCACTGGCGAACATATATGAAGAGTATGATATCGAACCGTCAGAGGAAGCTGCAGCGCATGGTCGTCTCGTTGCAGGATTGCAGGATTGACACGTTGCGAGCGGACGCCAACCCCTGAAAGGCGAGGCTCTCGCCTCGAATTTTCCGTAACCAACACTGCGGTACAGACACCGGTCGTGTTGGTTACTACGTCTACTTTCAGTAGACTAGCAGCTAGGGTAGCGTAGCTACCCGTAGTTACTACGCCATGCGAAGCATGGCTAGTAGCTAAGCAGTCGAAGACTGCTGTGGTTACACTGTCGTTATTCAGTCTTTAAGTAAAGTCAGCGGTCTGACTACAGACTACGTGACATAGTGACGGCAGCTGTGTCACCCGTTGTATCTCCATGACAGACCGAACTGTAGAGTATGCTGGCGTCGGGACGGCCCAACTCAGCGCTGATGATCGAGCCGATGGTGATCCGTACATCATCCACGGTGTTGCGCTCGGCATCGGTGATGTGACGAAGGGGAAGTCACGCCAGCGCAAGGTCTGGCCGGAAGATGAACTTCGTGCAGCTGCAGCCACGCTCACTGGGAAAGACCTCGTGCGTGATCACGTCAACTCCACCGCCGGGAAGATTGGTGAAGTTGTTCACGCAGAGTTCGTTCCCGAAATTGGCGTGATGTATGAGGCAGCGATTGCGCCTCACTACGAGCAGCTTGCAAACGATATTCGGGCCGGACTCATGGACGTGTCTGTTCGCGCGTATCACGCGCCGGAAGACGAGCTCGAAGAGCGAGACGACGGCGCACTCGTCGTTGAAGACGTTGTCTTTGATAATCTCTCTGTCGTCAACGACGGGGCGTCACCATCGAACACAGCTCGCGTTGGGCCCATCGAGAATCACCCATCGATGGCTGAAGCCAGCGCCGTGTCTGCGACTGTTCTGAATGACGACACGGCCGTGGCAACACTCGAGCGCAGTGTTGATGCCAGCGAGGATCTTGCCTTTGATGCTGGCGATGCGCCGAGTGCTGATTACTCATACGGCGGTCCGCTCGAGGACCCGCCCGAGGATGATGACGAGGACACAGTTGAGCCGTCAATCGATATTGCAGCCTTAGCTGATATTCCAGGGACGTACGAAGCAGACGGAACCGTGTATGCGGTCGCACCGGACGAGCACCCTGATGAACACACCGAGCACGCAGATGACGCCAAGTACCCGCTGACGTCGTGCACCGGCGATGATTCCGTGGAAGTTGCGTGGCGTCTTCGTAAGCACGGGGATTACGACATTGATGAAGGAACGCTGGCGCGACGCATCAAAGACGCTGCTGATGCGATGAACTGCGATCTCGATCTTGGCAGCGAAGAGGCCAGCGGTGACGACGTTCGCTCTGGACCGCCCGAGTGGGACGAGGGCGACTGGGTCGAGTGGCAAGTGCAGCCAGACGCCATGTTTGGCCAGGTCGTCCACAACCCCGAAGAAGAGCCGTACGTAATGATTGATGTCTGGGAAGACACTGACGATGGGTATCAGAGCACCCAGCACACCGATACGGCTGGTGTGGGCGACGTTCGGCCACTCAATGATGCGCGGAAGCGCGAAATACAGTCGCAGTACAATTCGAGCGAACTCGCTGACACCGCCAGTGAAGGCGACTGGGTGCGCTGGGACACACGTAACTCGACGGAAATTGGTCGGGTCGAAGGTGTCTACGGCGCCGACGACACCCTGCCCGAGTTCCGCGGGAGCCGGGGTTACAGTCCCGAGGGTGATGAGACACTCCTTGCGCTCCAGATGTACAAAGAGCGCGACGGCACCTACCACCCCATTTCGGGCAAGCCAATCGGACACTACGTCGAAAGCGTGCGCCACGCGGATGCCCCAGACGGCATTTCCGATGAAGAAGTCGAGCTGAGCCCGTCTGCAACAGGCGAGTACAGCCTTCGCGAGGGACAGTGGGTGCAGTGGTATCCGGATGACACTGAGATGTCTGGACGTCACGGCAAGGCCACGTCGACACGCGAGGCAGATGCCAATGCCGAGCCGGAAAAGATCATCACCATCCAACCGTACGACCAAGGCGACGATGGTGTGTGGAGCCCGACGGGTGATGAAATAGAGCTGCCCGAAGCTGATGTCGCACCCTGGGGTAACTACCCCGACAGCGAGTGGATCGAGTCGGCGAGTGCAGATGCGCTCGCTGATGATGACGCCCGACAAAAAGACGCGCCAGAGTCAGACCAGAAAGAGGGCTCGGATACGAACGAGCCGGGGTCGGCTGATTCAACGCCCGAGGACATCGACTTTAGCGACCAGGTTGAGACAAGCCTGCAAAACAAAGTCGATGAACACAACGAGGAATACGGCGACGAGGACGGCAAGAAGGTCACGCTTCGAAAACTGAAAGCCGTCTATCGGCGTGGTGCTGGCGCCTACTCGAGTTCACACAGAGAGGGGATGACGCGCAACCAGTGGGCGATGGCGCGTGTCAACGCCTTCCTGTATTTGGTCCGGAATGGCGACCCCGAGAACGATGCGTACACGCAGGACAATGACCTGCTTCCGAACGGACACAAGCGCGCCACGGAGAACGCAGCTGCAAGCGCAGCGTCACCGTCGCACTCAGGAACTGCCACAGCGCCAACCGTATGGTTGAGTCCTGTCGAACAGCTAGCGACGCCGTCCGCGTCGATGGACGAGCTAGACGAGGTCTACGCCGACTGGGAGGATGCAGTCAACATGACTGCTGCAGAGCTCACAGAATGGCGCGACCATCCGTGTGCAACGGAGGCATCGGTCGATCCCGAGGCTGTTATCGAGCGCAATCTTGGCTTGCTCGAGACAGACAAATCTGAGTGGGACACCGACCACATTGCCGACGCAAAGCGCACGATCTCGTTTATTGCACGCATGTCTGACTCCGCAATGGAGCCAGACGATCCACGCGACGGCGTCCATGGCTGCCCCAGTAAGTGGGCGATATCACTGCTCAACTGGGCATATAATCCGTTCGACAGTATTCCAGATGTGCCGGAGCAGATGGACGATGAGATGCAATCTGACACCGGTGCGGGGGAGGAGCTGATGGAGCTCTCGCCGGACCACGACGATATGTTTATGGACGAATCGGACGCCGAGAGTCGGGCCATGGAGCTCGGGCTTGACGGCGAAACGCACGAACACGAGATGGACGGCGAGACGTACTACATGCCTGGGGCGTCGATGAGCGACTACCAGGATGCCGTCGAAGAGTCCTCGGGTCACAAGATGATGGACGACGACGAGGACATGGACGACGAGGAGGAGGACGACGAGATGTCGGGCCACGGTGGCATGTACGGTGACGACGAAGACGAGGATGAGGACGAAGACGACGAGGACATGGATGGCGACGAAATGTCTGCGTCGGTTCTTCCTGTCGCATCACTGTCTGAGACACCGGTTGCTGGTGGCGACTCGACAGCGCCGTCCACATCTACACCAACTACTGCAATGATTGACTACGAACCCACGTCTGCAGAGAACCTCGACGCCGATGTTGACGAGCCGATCGTCGTCGAGAAAGAAGACTTTGAGGAATTGACCGCAACGGCCGAGACGGCTGCGGAAGTTGACGCCGAGCTGAGCGAACTCTCGTCCAAGCTCGACGAGCGCGACCACGCGACCGAAATCGTGGCCGAGCTCTCTGAGGAAGATGTCGACCTCATCGAGTCGGACACAGAGGCTGCCGTCGTCGAGGCGTCGGCTGCTGAGATGTTCGACGAGGTTCAGCGCATCTACGCTGAGGAACTCGCCGAGTTCGCGCCGTTCAGTGCCGAGGAGCTCGCCGACCGCTTCTCGCCGACTGAGCTCAAAGAGCGCGTTGAGGGCCACGACGAGGCGCAGCTGTCCTCGGCGCTCGAAGACACTGAGGTCGAGCCGGACGCTGACTCGGCGTCGGCAGAAGAGCTTGCGGATGCTGAGGCTGACGAAGACGCCTCGGTCCGAGAGCGCTATGCTGCTGAGCTCGAGTCGGCCGGCTGGAGCGAACAGGCACAGAAGGTCCGCGACGGCGAGATTGACATCGCCCGCGCGGAGTAAGATACACAGTTTCTACACATACAATGGCTGATTCTCCACTTGACGGTCGGGGTCCGCACCCGAAGAATCCTGGCGATCGGAAGTATCACAACGGCGACGAAATCACGCTCGAGGCAAGCGACGCGGTCAGCGCTGGCCAGTGGGCGACGCTTAATGGCGATGGAACCATCAGTGACCCGGCTTCTGCAGCGGATGGCCAAGTGGTCGTCAAGCACGACGCTGAGTCTGGTGAGAAGGTTGCTGTTCACACCGGCGGTGTCGTGCTTGCACTGAACGCTGGATCTGGCACGGAAGTCGATTCGATCGGCGATAACTCGCTCGTCCACTTCTGAGCCGTACTGTCTCACAACTATTCGCTTCGATTGGCCAGCTGAGGCTGGTCACTATTCACACACGCTAAATTCATGTCTGCTGACACTGAAGAGCTGAGTCTTTCCTTTGACGATATTGAGGGCCCGATCACGATCCCCGTTCTGGAGGACCGGGTCGAGCAGATCGTTCAGGAAAACCTGGTGTATCGCGACGTCTTCCGCTCGTACGACGCAACAAATATCGCTTCGAACGTTGTCCAGATTCCGGTCCCGAACGACAACGGTGCGTACCCCAAGATTGTCGACGAGGGTGCTGAGTTCCCCCGCTCACATGAAGAGTACGAACTCAAGGAGATGGACTTCTCGAAGTTCGGCTTCGAGGTCCCGCTCACGATGGAGGCCGTCGAGGACTCCCGGATCGACCTGACACAGGACCAGGTCGACCGGCAGGCCCGCCAGATGGCGGAGGATATCAACGCACGGGCCTTCGAGTACGCAACCGGCCCGGTTGATCGCGTGAGCGACGGTTCCTCGGACGGCACGATGACCTACGAGGATATGCTCGCTGGTCGGGAAGCCCTCGTCTCTGAGTCGTACAACCCGGACCTGCTCATCGCTGACGTCGAAGCCTTCCACGACCTGTCTGCCTCAGACAACTTCCTTGAGGCGACTGACCAGCAGTCCAGTATGCGTCGTGAAGGGTTCGACGGTCGGATCATGGGCATGGACGTCATCGAGGATGACTCTGGGCTTGACCTTGGCGGAACGTATAATATAGACGGTGGGGGTACGACCAGTCAGCCCGCTGCGCTCATGGTCGACACGGATCTGTTCGGTTACGAGGGCGAGCGGACACCCGTCACAACCGAGGAGTACGAAGAGCAGCGCACACAGACGGACGTCTACCGTATCTTCGCCCGGATGGGTTGGCTCGTTACCGACCCAGATGCCGGGGTGGTTATCGAAGGCTAACGGCGTCCGATGCGCTATCACAAACCCCCAGACGTGATGGCGTAACTGGCGCATCTTGTGCTCACATTCTCTTGTCGCATTCGTCGTGTCGGACCGGGTCATAACTACTGAGCGACCGTCTGCTAATGCAGTCTCCTGACGACTACACGCCGAAATACGTCCGCCTCGATGACATCCCGCTCGAGGTGCCCGATAGCTACAGCGTTGACGAAAAGTCTGAAGCACTGTTCCAGGCAGAGCCCACCTTCGAGTTTGATTATAATGGTGGCGAGACAGTCGCAGACGACGAGCTGACACCACTACACCAAACAGCAGTCGCAAATCTCGCAACGTATCATCTCGTGCGGGGTGCCGTTGGCAATCAAGATGTCACGCTTGGCGACCTTGGCGACGGTGGTGACCAACGTGAGTCACACGCCATGCAGTTCAAGGAGACGTACGAAGCAGCGCTTGACTCGTTGTTTGAGTCGGGGCCCGACACACAGAGTGGCACTTACTTCGGTGCCAGTGGAACAGGCGACGAGTCAACAACAGCCAATGCGGGGCCGTACTCACGCCGGCATCGGCTCGGAAATCAACGGCCGGAGGGCTACGGCCCAGTCGTCGACGACCAATTTATCGACGATGATTGAGCTTGAGCAAGCGCTCATTGAAGAGGCCATCGACGATCTCGATGACATCGAAGAGGGGCTTGCTGATGTGCAACGTCGCACTGGTCGGTACTCACTGTATCGACAAATCGAACAGACAGTTGATCGCGAGGTTACGAGCCCCATCTTGCAGCGTGCAAAGCAGCTCGGTCGTAACTACGTTGGCGACCATGTGCGCGCAATTGAAGCTGCAGACGGGCGCTGGGAAGGCAGCCAGTACCGGACGGGGCTGACAAGCGACAGCGCGATCGTCCTCTCACACGAGTACGGTTCTGGGCAGTACGGGGCCGGAAACGGACCGTACGTAATCGAGCCAGGCCCATCGGAAGAATATCTCGTCTTTGAGTATAATGGCCACCCCATCACCGTCGAGATGGTCGTCCATCCTGGGGTTCGAGGCAAGCGATTCATGCAGCAAGCCGTGCGCGAGTCACAGGATGAGCTTGCACAAGAGCTTGCTGACGACGTGCAACAGACGCTTGAAGACGCAGTTGGGAGTCAGTGAGCCGGTTCATACAGCGCGCTGACTATCGACACCATAGACGCAATGGTTCGACCAAACACACTGCTTGAGTCACTCGTGACGACGTGTCGGCAGTTCGACGCACTGCCGTCACAGGTGACGTACGCAACGGTCGAGCTAGATGGTGATGGCGAGCACAGCGACGTCTCGCTCCCGCTAGTTGAATTTACCGTTGATGATCTTGAACGTGATCGCAGTCGCAATACCGAGCGGGTCGGGGTCACGTACAACGACGATGGCTCTGAGTCAGGGTACATCTACGCGGAGTGGTACGACGCACGCATTGTTGCGTCTGTTGAGACCGTTCCGCAGATGGAGCACACACATCGCGACCTTGCAACACAGCTCCGGACGACGCTGTATCGCCACGATTCACACGGACCCGGACTGGCACTCCCAGACCCACAGCACCCCACGGAGACAATAGACGGCGTCGCTGAGTTCGTGACTGACGTGGTAACGCCAGCAAACGACTTTGGGTCCTCACCGACACGTCGCGCAAAAACGATTGAGATTGACGTTGCGTTTGTCCACGAGTACACAAGCGCTGACCTGGGGATCGAGTATGACGTGCTTCGTGACGTGGACGTCGCGGTCAACGAATAGTCGGACTGTCTGACCCATTTGCGCGCGTGTCCGAACACGGTGCGCACGTATCGCTGCTGACAATCGGTTTCTCTAAGACACATAATGACAGTTTACGGACAAATTCCGGGCGTTCAAATTGAGACGACAGCCGTCGGTGTTGGTGACGTCACCGTTGGCACTGAGTCTGTGCTGACACTCGTCGGTGTTGGCGCAACTGGCGCGACAGTCTCAACGAACGAGCCGGTGCGCCTCGAGAGTCGAAGTACAGTTGTTGATCAGTTTGGCGAGGACAGTGACGTCCTCGTTGCGTATGACCAGGCGATTGCAAACGGTGCGAATCCATCCTACATCTATGGGATTCGAGCTGGCACGTCAAGCTCGCTTGCAACACTTGACACCTCGTCTGGGTCACTCTCTGAAGTTCCAATCTCAGACAAAAGCAGAATCGACTTCAACCCCGATAGTGCGGACGGCAGCGTCGTGTTTAGCTACGAGACCGGCGATGACATTCCCGTTCCAAGTAATAGCTCGACGATTCACCTGAACCCAGCAACCGGTGCGTACGAGCTCGATGGGAGCGGGTCTGGGCCCGAACTTGACTACCCGGTTGTCGACTGGGATAGCGCAATTCGGGCTGCATCCGATACGCTCGATCTCGGGCAGTTCGGCGTTATCGTGCCGTTGACCGAAAATGAGCAGGCTGGCACCACACTGCAGAGTGTGCTCACCGACATGCGTGAGGTTGAGCTCAAGATGGCCGTCGGGATGATTGGAGCCGAGCCGAACACGACCGTTCGTGAGGAACATCCTGGGTTCGATACGGCTGATATCTCCACACGGTTCACCGACGACACAATCTTCAGTATTGCCGGCGCCTCGCTCGCGTCACGTGACCCGACACAGTCTGGGTTTGGAACGGCTGCGCTCGGTGCGGTTGCTGGGTTGTTTGCCGGGAATCCGAACACAGACCCCGTCTACGACACGACACTTGCCGGCGTAACAGAGCTCGCACAGCAGTTCTCGCGCGCAGACATCAATGCACTGCGTGATGCCTACTTCATCCCGCTTGCAGACAGCGACAGTATTCGGGTTGCTGATAATCAGTCCACCTACGACCAGAAGCAAGACGGTGGGTGGGAGCGGGACTTCTTCCACCGCCGAATTGTCGACCTGACGATGATAACGGCGTACCGGATCGCCCGACGCGAGATTGGTGGCGTGCTTGACTCTGATGTTGTCGACGACGTCCAAGACGCCGTCACGGTCGAGCTTGCTGAACTGGTCAATGACGGACTCTTGCAGCCTGGCCAGCAGAACGTAAACGCTTACCGCCAGGACTCGACGACAATTGGGCTCGACTTGACGATTGCGCCGTTCGGCGTTGCGAAGGGTGCTGACGTCGAGCTGAGCATCCAGCAGTAACACACCGCAACTAGCTACCGCTTTTTCTACTACCAATGCCAGAAAATACACGTTCTGATAGAAGTCTGACACGCCATACTGGAGCAGATGCGCTCTTGAAGTTCGAAACGGGTGATGGGTACAAGGAGATTCCAGTCTCGAATACGAGCTGGACAAAGGAGTACTCGACGAACGACCCGCAACACAGCGGATCGCTCAAGCCGACGATGACGACCACAGGGATTCGCTACAGCGGATCCTTCGAGTACGATGGGCAGAATCCGAACGCACTTGATGCCATCTCTGTCACACAGGAAGATGCTGCTGTCGAGCAGGATCGGCCGACGCGTGGGACACTCACCATCCACGAGTACAACCACGACAACGATGATGACAAGGTTCTGACAGTAACGTTTGTTCGCGTTCTCGTGACAAACGTGAATCGCGATCTGCCTGCGGATGGATCCTCTTCGACCTCCGTCGACTGGAGCGCCGAAGATATGATCCAGACGAACCGAACCTAA